GGCGACCCTGGCGACCCTGGCGACCCTGGCGTCCCTGGCGGCGTCACAGGCGGCGGCCCAGGCGGCGTCACAGGCGGCCCTGGCTGCCCTGGCGGCCCTGGCGGCGGCCCTGGCGTCCCTGGCGTCACTGGCGGCCCAGGCGGCGTCCCAGGCGGCGTCACTGGCGTCACTGGCGGCCCAGGCGGCGGCCCAGGCGGCGACCCTGGCGGCGTCACTGGCGGCACTGGCGGCGGCCCTGGCGTCCCTGGCGGCGTCACAGGCGGCGTCCCTGGCGGCGACCCTGGCGTCACTGGCGGCGTCACTGGCGTCCCTGGCGGCGTCCCTGGCGGCGTCCCTGGCGGCGTCACAGGCGGATCGTATTTGCTCAAGGGTGGCGTTGTCAGGTAGTGCGCGCAGGGTGGCGGCGTGGTCGGTGAGGCCAGCCTTCTGGCAAGCGTTGGCAGCGTGGACGCGAGCGGCACGCAGTGCCCAGCGGTGCAGCATCGACTCGAGCGCAGGACCCCGTTCGGTGGAGTACCACCAGAGCGCCCAGTCGAAGCGCTTTTGGTCGAGCAGCTTTTGCCAGCAGTCGGCGGCCGTGGTGCAGTTTTCGTCGACCCACGCGCGGCCTTCTTCGCACGCTCCGATGTCGATGAAGTGTTGGTCTAGTACGGTCATTTTACGGCATCTCCTTGTCGTCATCTTTGCCAAGCGGTCCTTCGGGCTGGTTCATCCATGCTGGCATCGGCTCGTCGGTTGACATCTCGCCGGCCTTTGCCTTGGCGATCAGCTCTTGCAGTTCGTCGGCGGTGAGCTGGACGAAGCCGCTTACCTGCTTCTCGCGCGCTCGGAACCCATTGACCCACGCGAGCATGGATGACTTGGTTGCGTCGTTGATTTCCTTCTTGCTGGCGTCCTGACGTAGCTTCGGAACTGGCAGCAGTCGACCCAGCTCGGCGGCGAGGCGAAGCGACAGCTCCTTTATGTCAGCGACTGGTTTGGCGTAAGCCTCTGATTGCTTCTTGGCAATCTCGGCATGACTCCTGATGGCTTCCATGAGCTTGGGAATGTCTTCAAGCGTGAGGCTTTCCGAGTTCGTCAGCGCGCGGGCCAGGGCTGTCTCGCACCACGCACGCGTGGCCGCAGGTTCTTTGATGCCGATGGCTTCGAGTGCAAGCCATACCTTGTCGAATGGGTCGGGCGTTGCGACCTCGCCTCTCTTGGCATCGGCATACGCGCCGTCGTCATCGGCCTCGCTGGCCACGCCTACCATTGGCGAGTATAGGTAGCGCCTGGCATAGGTCACCGCGCTTCCGAAGTTCTGCCACCCAACCGACAGAGGGTTGGGGATCGGCATCCTCGACCGCTTCCACTGACCGCTCGGCGCGTGGTCGAGGTGAACAATGATGTGGTCATCGTCCAGGTCGTCAGACAGAACCAGGTTGTTCGCGAGAAGAGCCGGCGTGATCGCTTCGATGACTTGATCGAGCGTGGCGTATTTGTACAGCTTGCTTCCGCCACCTGCCTGTGTGTCCTTGATGATCGCTGCGAAGGTTGCCTTGGCGCGTGATAGCGCAGCCATCAGCTCTTTTACGGACTCGCTTCGAGTTGAGAAAATTGTCGTCGGTTCCATGGTGGTCACTCCTTGTTTTCGGTAGCAGCTTTCAGTAGTCGCAAGACGCCGTCGAAGACGTTCTCACCCGACAAGAACCGCAGGCCAAGTGCCTCTACTCCGTCGCACACTTTGCGCACCTCGCGTCCCATGTTGTTGATCTGGCGGATGGTCTCCCGCTCGGCGCGTTCAAGTTCTTCTTCGAGGCAGTCTCGGATTTCTTCTTCTGTCATCCCTTTGTAGTCTATTGCCATCGACTCACTCCTTCGCCCCGTGCTTGGGACACCAATTCAATCGGGTGTGGTACTTGTAGCCGTGGTCGCACAGTGCGTTCTCAATTCCGCACCAGCAAGGCGCCAGGTCGACAGACAGGCGCGTGACGGCCCGCAGTCCTTCCTCGTCTAGGATTACGTCGATGCTCGGGCGCTCTGGCGTGTGCTTGGTGACTGACTCTAGGGCGTGCTCGACGTCGACCCACGGAGCACGGCAGTCGACACCACCGGGCCAGCGCACGTCAGCGATGATGGTAGCCGGCGCTCCGCAGACGCACGCGCAGATCGGATGCAGTCGACTTTGGCACACTTCGCAGATGTTCCAGCCTGGATTTGGAAAGCGCGCTACCATCTCAACGGCGAGCTTGGTTTCGTTGCACTCATTGCACGTGGACTGCTCGTTGAAATCCGAGACGATTGGGATCACTTGGCACTCTCCATCCAAGGGCAGGAGGCCAGCTCGCGAAGATCGGCGAGCTGCTGATCTCGTTCGGCGGCCCAGGCGGCGGCACTGGCGGCACTGGCGGCCCAGGCGGCGGCACTGGCGGCGGCCCTGGCGGCGTCACTGGCGGCACTGGCGGCCCAGGCGGCGGCCCAGGCGGCGGCACTGGCGGCGTCACAGGCGTCCCTGGCGGCGTCCCTGGCGGCGTCCCTGGCGGCGGCCCTGGCGGCGTCACAGGCGGAGGCCCTGGCGGCGACCCTGGCGTCACTGGCGGCGGCCCTGGCGTCCCTGGCGGCCCTGGCGGCGTCCCAGGCGGAGGCACTGGCGGATCGGATTTGCTCAAGGGTGGCGTTGTCAGGTAGTGCGCGCAGGGTGGCGGCGTGGTCTAGCATGCCAGCGGTGGCGCAGGCGTTGGCGGAGTTGACGCGAGCGGCACGCAGCGCCCAGCGGTGCAGCATCGACTCGAGCGCAGGACCCCGTTCGGTGGAGTACCACCACAGAGCCCAGTCAAAGCGCTTTTCTTCGAGCAGCTTTTGCCAGCAGTCGGCGGCCGTGGTGCAGTTTTCGTCGACCCACGCGCGGCCTTCTTCGCACGCTCCGATGTCGATGAAGTGTTGGTCTAGTACGGTCACTTGGCACCTCCGTCGATGCCAGCGCAGCCCCAAGGGGATGTACAAAGCTCGCGAAGATCGGCGAGCTGCTGATCTCGTTCGGCGTCCCTGGCGGCGTCCCTGGCGGCCCTGGCGTCCCAGGCGGCGTCACAGGCGGCGGCCCAGGCGGCGGCCCAGGCGGCGGCCCTGGCGGCGTCACTGGCGGCACTGGCGGCCCAGGCGGCGGCCCAGGCGGCGGCCCTGGCGGCGTCACTGGCGGCACTGGCGGCGGCCCTGGCGTCACTGGCGGCGTCACTGGCGGCCCTGGCGGCGGCACTGGCGGATCGGATTTGCTCAAGGGTGGCGTTGTCAGGTAGTGCGCGCAGGGTGGCGGCGTGGTCGGTGAGGCCAGCCTTCTGGCAAGCGTTGGCAGCGTGGACGCGAGCGGCACGCAGTGCCCAGCGGTGCAGCATCGACTCGAGCGCAGGACCCCGTTCGGTGGAGTACCACCAGAGCGCCCAGTCAAAGCGCTTTTCTTCGAGCAGCTTTTGCCAGCAGTCGGCAGCGGTGGTGCAGTTGGCGGCGACCCAGGCGCGGCCCTCGTCGCACGCTCCGATGTCGATGAAGTGCTGGTCTAGTGCGGTCACTTGGCACCTCCGTCGATGCCAGCGCAGCCCCATGGACCAGGCGGGCAGGCTTGTGGCTCGTGGCTCAGGCAGATCATCTCGTCGCACCCTACGGTGCCATCTGGGCACGTGCTCACGCGGCCCCAGCTCGTGCAAGGCGCGTCCGAGTCGGCCTCGGAGTCAGTCGGCAAGCCATCGCACGCAGCCAGCAGCAGAGAGAGTGCAATTAAAAGCTTCATGGTCAAACCCTCCTCGTGAGTCGGTCAAGGTCGCTCTGTAGCTCGCCAGGAGCGCCAGCAAAGGCAACGGACATGCAGCGAACGCCTCGGTAGCCCTTGGATACCAGCTCTCGAAGTATCGCGCGCTCGTCCAGTCGTGTCGGAGCTTCTAGGGCCTCTTGCTGGTAGGCGATGCGCGATCCTTCCGAGTCGCGCTGGACGTATTCGAAGCGGATTGTGTGAGTCATGGTCAGTATCCTGCTTTCTGAAGTTCAGTCTCAACCCGAGGCGCAAGATCAGTGAAGTCGCGCTTGCAGTTCTTGCGGATGGCCCGCGCGTACATGCGCAAACGAGCTTCGTCGTTCTCCTTGAGCACCCCGTCTGCCATGGCATCGAAGCCCATCGCAAGCAGGAGCGCCGACATCGCCTGCTGAATGGTCGGCATTACAGGTCATCCTTGCGTAGGGCGTAGCCACCGTCCTGCCGTGTCTCGCCGTTCTCTTGCTTGAAACCATTGGGGAAGAGAACCCGGCCAAGGTTGTAGACGGCCTCAAAGCACATGTCCATACCGCACCCCATGGACTTGATCCCGAAGTAGTCGCGGTCAAGAGGGTATCCGCAAGCCTTGGCGACGAGGCCGGATATGGGGAAGATCTCACCCTTGTTGACGACGAAAAGCGAGATGATGCGGCTCATGCCTGACTTGGAAACGTGGCGCACAGTCGTGTAGACCTTGGTACCTGGGCGAACCTTGTAAATTCCCTTGAGTTGCGCGATGGCTTCCGTCTTGGCTGCCGTCTTGGCTGTGTCTTTGGTGGTCATGGTGTTAACTCCTTCGGTTGGCATCTTCAGTGCTCGGTAACCGCCCGAGCAGACCGGCCTGCGCCGGTTTCGCCTTTCTCAGCCGTAGCCGGAGCCGGAGCTGGAGCCGTCGCCGTCGCCGGAGCCTTCGCCGTCGCCGGAGCCGTCGCCGTCGCCGGAGCCGGAGCCGTCGCCGGAGCCGGAGCCGTCGCCGGAGCCGTAGCTGTAGCCGTAGCCGGAGCCGTAGCCGTAGCCGATGATGGAGCCGTAGCCGGAGCCGTAGCCGGAGCCGTAGCCGTAGCGGATCGTGGTGCGCTCCGATGGCGTCGAGACTTTTACGCGCGCCATTCGGGTTGCTCCCGGATCATCTTCTCGCCGGCCGGCTGAGTGTGGATGATCTCGCATGCGTCCAGAATTTCGTGCTTCGGAACAAGCGCTGCAAACTTGCAGGTCGACGGCGTCTTGCTGCCGTAAACCGCCAGCTCGGACAGAGACGCGGCTCCTGTCCAGTACCAGAGGCGACGAGCATTTCGCAGCTCAACCTCTTGGCCTTTGCGCGAGACCAGCTCGCCAGCGTGGACGCCGGCTTGGGTGCAACGGACGATTACATAGGGCAGTTTCGGTGTTTTCTTCATGGGTTCACTCCTGGTTTGGTTGGGTTGTTGTGCTGCTACTCGCAGCGCACGGAAAGGTTCTTGCCAGCTCGGCACACGTAGACCAGCGCGGCCGATGCACACTCGTGCTTGTCGTGAGTCGAGGCCCATTCTTTGACGAGGTCGTCAGTCGCGCTTAGCTTGGCGCGAGAGCCACCGAAGCAGGTAGGGATCGGGTTTGAGCTTGCCTTTGCCTTGCCGCCTTTGAGCGCCGGCAGGTCTGCCTTCTTGACGACGGTCACGCCTTCAGCGTGGGCCATGCCGGCGATGCTGAAGAGGATGGCAGAGGCTAGGCCGAACATAAGGCCGAAGACGCAGACTAGAACGAGTTTTTGCTTGGTGGTCATGGGTTCACTCCTGATTGGGTTGGTCTTGTTCACGAGAGCTTCTATCTTTGTTTGCGTTACCATGACTGATAGCTAATGCAGCCGGCATGCCAGAGCCGGAATACCGGAAACCCTAGGATTCTCGCGCTCTTTTCCACCCGAGGACTCCCAAAGTGACAAAACACGGCACCAAGCGAAGGCCCAAAAGTGTCACGTGTGGCAAGTGTGCGGAATGACTAGTGTTTACGCGGCGGAGTGGTGACAATTTTGAGTAGGCAGGCAAGCGACGAAGAAGGCCGGCTCGCAACTGCCCAAGCCACGCCGAAACCAGGACTAGGCCAAGCACCCCCGGACCCCACGCCCCTCCCAACGCCATAAGCCCATCAACCCACCACTCACCCAGACAAGAGCATAGCCAATGAGACAGACAAGCAATGAAGACTCGGTAAGAGACTCGCAATGGACACGGTACTTCCGTTCCGGTCCGTTCCGGTCTGCTCCCCTCCGGTCCGAGATGACTCCGCGCTACCTCATATACTGCCTCGTAAGTAGCTGAAATCACTATGACTGCGGTGTCGTGGATTCCCTTCAGGTCAGGCCACGAGAAGTGCTCGCCAGTCAGTCGGACCCGGAAACGCTAACTCAATAACTACATGTCGGACTCGGAAACAATACCCGAAAAAGCCGGGTTTCCGTTAACATTACGCACGACATGCACCTACACGGTTCTAATGGTTTCGCACACTTAGGCGCAACCCAATTAAGTAACAAATATAACTTAATTACCGACAGCGTCATTCCTACTCTAGAAGCCGCCGTGGTACACTCTGGCCATGCTGTGCAACCTGATACGCGTGGCGAGCCTGGCTAGGATGCTGGGCGTGAGCAACCCTACCGTGGTGAGCTGGGCGAAGGACTCGGGTCTTACAGTGATACGGGCTCCGCTCGCAGGCAGAGCGACCCTGTCCGCGAGTCCGGCCTACCTGACCTGCACCGATGCCGTGACCCTGATAGACCACATGCTCCCGCGCCTGGTGGACCGCGCCGCCAACCAGCGGTGCCGTGAACGGGCCAGGCTGGAGGCGCGGCGCCTGGCTGACAGCACGCGCAACCTAACACACACGGGAGGGGGTACCGGGCTGGACCGGCCACCGTCGAAACCGGCGCTATAGCGTCTCTCCCCGGAATCTGGCATCGGACATTTTGGCTCAGTCGGTCACGGAATCTCTGGTATCGTGCGTGCGAGGTGAACATGAGCATACGTAGACAGCTGAAGCTGCTGACTGGAGACCCGAGGACGAACAGGCCCATCTGGATAGAGCACGAGGAGGCGAGCCTGGAGTCGCCAGACCCTGTGGAGGCGTGGCTAGTAATCGGGGACATGGCGAAGCTGCCGATGAAGCTGGCGCGTGAGTATGCGCTGATGGGGGCGTGGCCTGACGGGGTGTCGCTGGACGAGGTGGAGGTGATGTTGTCGGGTCTACCGGAAGCAGTACCTGTGGCCACGGTAGACGCGGAGGGCGCCGTGCCAGCTCCCGCACAGGAGGAGAAGCCTATCGAGGTGAGCGGCAGCCAGGTGCAGGTTTATAGCGGGGTTGAGCAGGTCGAGGCGCCCGTGGCCTCTGGCAGCGCTGCCGCCGAGACGAACCTGTCCGAGTCCGAGGTCTCCATGACCGCTGTCGGCATCGACGCGGCAGGTGGACTCGCTAGCGACGACGCGGGCGAGCAACACGGGGTGGAGCAGGTGGTGCCTGGCCTCGAAGCGGACAAGGTCGGCGACGTCGAGCCCACGCCGGCCGCAGAGACGAGGTAGCTCACGGTCGGTCTGGTCAGCTCGAGCTGGGCCTTCGCAGTGGGTGAGTCCAAGTGCGAGACCTAGGAACACCAGCAGGATTCTCCAGAAGCCCATGCGGTAGTATTGCCCGATGCGTGGGTTTCTGGCAACATGGGACCATGAGTGAGCCCATCAGGTCACAGTTGCCCAATGAGAACTACCGGCACGGTTGGGATGAGACGTTCGGGAGGAAAGACAAAGAGTCGTTATCGCCTGTACGTGACAAGGAAGAGCGTGACGCCATGAAAGAAAGCATGCGTAGGGCGGGGCTGTTTCCACCGGCAGTGTGACCATGGCGACGACTGACCTAGCCACCGTTCCAGAGCAGCAGGTCGCTCAGCGCTTCGGCCGCATGGTCGCGGCGTCCGCCAACGTTGTCGAGGTCGCAGGCAAGACCCACACGATACCGCGCGACGAGATGGGCAACCTCATTCGCCCCCCGTGGATGAAGGACGCCGAGTGGAACCTGCACTGCGATGCCATGTGCTCGACTCGCAACGTGCCTATCTACCTGATGGAGCACTACAAGCGAATCGAGACAGCCCAGAAGATTGCAGGCATGCGCGGAGGCGAGCTGCCACCTGTCGCCGGGTACGTTCTGCACATCATGGAGAAGAAGGTCTACCCAACGCTCGACGTGACGGCGCCCGAAGAGGACAAGTAGTGGCCATCTGGCAGCGCAGGAAGATCCAGCAGCCCATCTCGGATAGGGTGCCTGACCAGAAGTCGCTCGTCCCTTGGCTTCACAAGGAGGGCTACACCTTCTTCCAGCAGGTCTACCGCTGGATCAACTGGGCTGTGAAGTACCTCGGCAAACTCGGGGTCGACAAGGACGACGTCCCAGGCGTCGCCGAGCTGAAGCTCATCCAAGGAGCCGGCGTCACCATCACCAAGATCGGACCACCAGGTGCGCGCCAGCTCGTATTCTCGGCAAACCCTGTCACCACACCTCCTATCCCGCCACCAACTACGACGGCCACCGGAACTCTCTACACTGCCAAGGTTGGCGCCTCACTCTTTCGCGGGGACGTGTACTGCGCGTTCCTTGGGCCGCACACTCCTCACTCGAACACCCCTATGTTCGAGGCTGACTTTGCCGAGATTTCCCCAGGGGTCATGCAAAGGGATGTGACTGGGGCGATTCCTGACTCTTGGTTCGACGGGGTAATCGTGACCCCTCCTCGTGGTGAGACTTCTCCTCTCGTTGGCAAGCGCGTAATCGCTTACTACCAGGGCGACACGTCTGTGACGGGATTCGAGGAGCCCTATCAGCTCGTCTGGATCATCGACGACGTTGGCTTTCACTGGGAACCGTACTTTGACGCCTACATTGGCGTCTCCACCTACGCGCGCATGCACCTTGACCCGGAGCTGTCCTACTCATCAGCGTGGACGCACGGGATGCAGTTCGCCGTCGAGAATGGCACCCTATTCGGAGGCGGCTACTTCACCTTCGAGAACACCGGCGCGTTCGTGCTTCGAACCACGTTCGTCAGTTGGTCGAGGACCGCCGGCGCCATCCCAGCTTCCGACGAGAAGTGGGAGCTGCTCACCGGCCCACAGCTCACTAGCGAAGGCGCTCTGACGGATTACCTCGACATGGGCGTGACCAGTGGCGCCGGCCTCGGAGGCTTCGACGACACCCAGTTCCCTCTCTCGTTCATTACGCTGGCTGGAACGCCTGGCGTGTCCGAGCTTGCGGTAGGCCCGTACACGGTTGACATCGAATCGGCCGCTGCCTCTGGCATGGATCCGGGAACCGTCGCAATGCTTCGCCTGAAGCTCATCGACGTGGACAACGGAAACGCCGTCATTCTGATAGTCGATTCTCCTCCCGTCACGGCGTCTGGCTCGCGCCCGGAGCCTCTTCACTTCGTCGGCTCGCCGCTGTCTAGCCCGTATACGTTCGATTCAACGCGCCGGCTGAAGGCCAACTTCTACATCCACACGAACAGCATCTCGCCCGTCACGATGGGCATCAGCTACAACGGACCGTTGCGCGGTAACAAAATCACGTTTCCGTTCGCGATGCCGGTCAGTGGCGCGAGCGACGGCGTGCACGGGCACCTGTCTGGACGCGACGTCGCCGACCAGCACCCCACGAAGGCCATCAGCCCTGACACCAAGACGGACGTCACCATTACCAGTGGCGTGATGCCGGCGGTGCCATACGGCTCATTCGCCAACGTGACCGCGGCGAGCGCAGACCTCGACGCCATCAACGCCAGCGGGTGGCCAGCGAACGGCGTGCTTGAGGTTTACTTCGCCGTCGCGTGCGCGATTCGCAGCGACCAGACGGTGATGGGAACGGACATGCCGATCCGCACGTACAAGGGAACGTTCGCGACGTACCAGGTGGCCAACGTGCGCGCGGGTGCCACCGTCACGTTCCGCTTTCGACCAGACCTCGGCTCGTCTGGGATGTGGCTACTCAAGGAAATGCAGCAGGGGTAACGACCATGAACAAGATTCGCATCGCACTCCTCACTCTCGCTTCGCTGGTCGTCGGCTACGCGGCTTCGGCCGAGACCGTCACCACCGGCAACGACGGCACGAGCGGCGACTACGGCCCAGCGTACCTCGACGCCACGACCAGTAAGCTCTGGTGCTCCCAAGCCCCCGGCATCTCGGTCCAGCTCCCCGCCCAGGGATCGCCCGTGTCGTGGCCGGCGTGCTCGATAGTGCAGATCATGTCGTCGGACGTCTGCACCAACACAGCGGGCGGGTGCCCGATCTTGGATACCAACGGCAGGCTTCCGACGGCACAGGTTCCGCCCATGCCCTTCGTCACCCCCACCGGCATGGCCTGCGCTGGCAAGACCGACACGACGACAAGCACGGCGACGGCGACCAGCACGGGGACGCTCTACCAGACTTCCGCGCAGCCAGTGACATGCACGGTGACGAAAGCGACTACGGACATCGGCATCGGCATGGAGTCGCCGAGGACGATCTACTATCCGTTTAACCCTTTCTTCGGCACGTGGCCTATGGCCCCTTCCAGTAACAGCGGGACAGCATCGGATTCAGTTTCTGTGACTTCGTCTTCCGCGGTGGTGGATCAATTTTTCGCATCCGCGCCAAATATCATACAGTGGCCGGCTGGTAGCTACAGGTTTTCCCTGTGGGCGGGAATGGCGAGCACTCCGGCTAGCGTTTACTTTACAGTGACCGCTGGGAGTACTGTTATTGCGACCAGCCCAACCGTGACCGTTGCGGTGGGCAGCGTTTACAGGCAAGACATCGTAGCGACTTCTGCCAGTAGCTACTTTAGCAGCGCCCCATTGACTGACAGTCTTGTTGTGAAACTGTATGCGTCTTCGTCCAGCACCAACAACCTCACGATAGGCTATGGTGGGGCAACGCCTACGTACGTCAGCGCGCCGTGGTCGGGATTCAGCGCGATTAATCCGCTCGCGGCAGGCACGGCATCGCCTGGAACGTCGCAAGTGCCAGCGCAGTCCAACCATGTTCACCCAGCACAGACGCACGCGTCTGACGACCTGTACGCTACGACTGCCGTTGGAGCTTCTGGCGGTGATTACGCCTTCGCCTACCGAACAGGAACAGACACGAGCACCGACACATCTACGGGCACAGGTACATCTTGCCCACTAAGTCGAAACTGCACGTTGGTCCGCACGTCGACCACCACGGCGACCGCAACAGTAACCAATTCGGTGAACGGTTACGCGATCTCCATTAACCCGGTGCTCAACTATGCCGACGTCGGAGCCATCGGGTGCGGAGGAACTTGCAGCGTCGGCAACTTCGCCGCGTTCAACGCATCCGGCACCGTGGTCAACGGCCCGATGACCTACTCGGGGAGCAATGTGTATGTCGCTGGATTCGAGTCAGTCACGGGTACCATCTACGCCAATGGGGTCGCCGTGTGCCAGCAGAATACCGGGAATTGTCCAACGGCAGCGGCACTTGGAGGAGCGGTGCCGGGCACGTGTCCTGCAGGTCAATACGCATCGGCAACGACAACGAGCGGTGTTACTTGCTCCACGCCGGCTGGAAGCGGCGGCAACGTTAGCACGGCGGGACTTACAAGCGGAAAAATCCCCGTGGCCAACGGTTCAACATCGCTCACGGATTCGCCGCTAGCTGTCTCCGGTTCTACAGTTGCGATGAACGGCACATTCAAGTCCGACGTCTTTCAGACCAACGACACGAAGGTGACTTTGAACGCGGCGAGCGGCGGCGGAGTGACAGCAACTGGAGTAATTCAATCGACTGGCTCCTACGTTTACGGCACCAACATCGACAGCAGCGGCAACACGACAGGGCACGCGGCGAGCGATTGCAGGAGCGACGGCTACAACTGCCCGAGCGGGAGCACGCTGGGCGCGGTGGCGAAAGGGTACTCGTTCAACGTAAAAGGCGTGTACAGCAGTATATCGTCGTCAGGGGTGTCCGTCGGTACAAGCTGGACGAATATCGCATCGCTCCATTTCTCGGATACATCGTCTAGCGTTTTTGACATCTCGGCAGTCGCGACATTGCAGGCACCGTCTTTCACAGGCTCGACGCCGGCAACGTTTTGCTGCCTTAGAATCCTTCTCGACACCACGCAAGTCTCAATGGGGTTCAATTCCTGTGGTTCTCCGGTCACCCCGTCGTATGTGCCGAGTCAACCTGTTTCTGTCACCCTACCCGTGCAAGCAACCACATTGGCAACCAGTGGGGCACACGACATATACGTCCAAGCGATTGAGACAGACGCGTCTGGTTATCACGGCTGCGACTCTCATCCGTACAGCGTATCCCTCATCGTGCGTGATTACGGGGGGCTGCCCTAGGGGCAATCTTGTACGCACTTACAGTACCAGCCCGACCAATCGGCTTGGGGATAGTCTCCCCAGCCCCAGGGGCAGACCGGCATGGGCACGCACTCCCAGCCGGACCCGTCGGCCTTGTGCTGCGGACGGAACTGGTAAGCGCAATCGGGAATAGGCCCGAAGTTTGGAGCTTCGGCTCCAGCATCCACGCCAACCTGCGCCTCGGCTCCCGCGTCCACGCTGCCAGCGCCGGACAGGCCGGCGCCGTCGCAGGCCGCGAGACCGAACGAAACGACCAATGCCAGTACTAGGTTCTTCATGATGTCCTCCAAAGTCGGCCGCCCAAGGTCACGCACGCATCAGGACCCCAAAGCCTGCCAGCTACAGGGGACACGTGCGCAACCTGGGACGGCGGAAAGTGGGTCATGCTGGCAGGCATGATTCAAGCGTACGCCACTTCCGAGAAGCCGCAAGACTGGACGTCCGTCCAGTGGAAAGGGGTAGAGTAACCCATGTCCAACATGACCGTTCGTCGTGCAGTGGCCATCGGCGGCCAGGTTATCCGCGTGGTCTTTTCAGAGGAGCCTCGGCTTGGGGATAGGGGTGGCGTCCCCGCACCGATTTTACCTGAATGGACCGTGGATTCAGTCGGGGGCAAAACCGTGAAGGATATCCACGCTGACACCATCATGGCTCTGGCTCTCTTCGCGGCTGGTGCCGCATTTGCGCTCATACTTCACTGATGGAAGCGCAACTCCTATACTCGCCATCCGACGTCCAGAAGGAGGCGCACTACTGTGAGGCGCGAGAGATTTGCTGGGGAGGCACGCAAGGTTGCGGGAAAACTTTTTGGCTTCGCTGGGACCCAATCCTGACCCAGGTCTACGACTGGAACGGTTCCCCTGGTGAGCACAGTCGTTACCTGGAGGCTCGTTCTCGTGGTGAGAAGTTCGAGTCCAAGGGATGGGCTCTGAGTCTTCGCCGAACGTACAAAGACCTAGAGCAGACCATCCAGAAGGTGCTCGGGTTCATCTACAAGGTCGACCCAGGCGCCGAGTACAACTCGAAGACCTACATCATCAAGCTCACGTGCGGGTACCGCATCCAGTTCGGCCACTGCAAGGACGAAGACGACTGGCGACAGTACGATTCGAGCGAATTTTCGCACATCGCATTCGACGAGGCCATCCAGTTCACGTGGGACCAGTTCAACGGCATCCGGCGCCGACTGCGCTGCGAAGACCCTATATTGAATGCCAAGCGTAGGCTCATCTTGGCTACCAACCCTGACGCCCCTGTCGAAGGTAAGTGGGTCAAGGAGCGCTACTACGACCCGTGTCCGGAGGGACGCAAGTTGCTGGTCACGAAGGTGACGATGTTCGACGGTACGGTCGAGGAGTACAAGCGCATCTTCTTCCCGGCGTTCCTCTCCGACAACCCAGATCCCGAGTTCCGCAAGCAGACCGAGATTGACCTGCGCACGCAGCCACAGCACATCATGGAAGCCCGCCTATTCGGCCGCTGGGACATCGTCGAGGGTGGGTTCTTCGCCCACGAGTGGCTGCCGAGCGTGCACGTGGTGAAGCCGTTCACCATCCCGAAGCACTGGCCCAAGGGCCGAGCGATGGACTGGGGGTACAAGAAGGCTTGCCCGAACATGTGGTTCGCCAAGAACGAGGACGGAGACGTCATCATCTACCGCGAGGTCACGTTCAACCACAACGTTCCCGAGGCAAAGCGCAAGGACGCACAGATGGTCGCGCTGGCCATCAAGAAGATCGAGCAGGCCAACGGCGAGTGGGACGACCGGCGCAAGTGCTCGATGCTCACCGGCCCGGCCGACTACCAGATTTGCGAGCGCCGAGGTGGCCAAGGTCCGACCATCGAAGAGACGATGGCCAACGAGGGCGTCTACTGGGTCAAGAGCACCAAGAATCGCTACGCAGCCACTGCCGAGCTGATTCGTCGCCTGAAGGACCGCCCGACGAGGCCTGGCGCGCACCCTGCCATCATGGTCTTCGACACGTGCGAGCACCTGAAGCGGATCATGCCGCTCATCCGCATCGACAAGGACGACCCAGAGGTGCCTCTCAAGGACGATAACGGCCACTGGCTGGAGACGGTGATGTACATCGTCATGTACTGCATGCCAAATGCTGACAAAAAAGGCAAAGGAGCAGATGATGACGACGAAGAGGACGAGTTGAAGGCCGCAAGGATCGCGAAACAGCAACAGAAGTGGGGCTACGGCTCATGAGCGAACCAGTCTTAGGCGCGGATCAGATGCAAACCCTTGTCGCTGCCAAGTACAAGGACATCAAGGGAGTCCCACTATCCATCGTGGCGAGCGGTGACAACCCAGACACCGGCAAGAACGAGGTGGTTCTGGAAGACCCTGAGGGCGTCACGTTCTCTGTACCGAGAGAATGGATAGTCGGGCACGACATCGAGCACGCCCAGGATGAATTCCTCGATCATACGAAGATTTCTGGTGCACCCGCAGGTGAGCTTAAGCGAATCTGGCAAGAGGCTACCAACTCGCAAGCTCCTGGAGGTGGATACGGAGACGTGCCAACCGTTCTGGATGCCTGGAGTGGATGGCATGACAAGGACAACAACCCAACTTCCGAGACGGGTGGTAGTCAGCGTGGGAAGGGCGGCAGTGGTGCAGGTGGATCATGGACGGATTCCGACGAGGCCGCGTTCATCGACGCTCGTGATGGGAATGGTGATGGAAAGCTCACATCTATTCCACCGTGGCATCCGACCGTCGCTAAGAGCCAGTTGGTGCGCCGGAATCCGTCTGGTGCGATCCCTGCCGACGCAGGGGCCGGGTGGGGGAACCCTGGGCAGGTGTGGAATCCTAGAACCCAACTGTGGGAGAATCGGAAATGAGCATGAGCGACAACGAAAACGACCCGCAAGCTGAATCCATGGATCCGCCGGCCGAGGAAACAGGCGAAGACGCCATCCAGCCGGCGGCTACCGACAATCCGCTTCAGCCTGGTCTCCAGTTGCCAGACGACGTGGTCAATCTGGTCCCGTTCCTGCTCGAAAAGGCGCAGACCGACGACAAGGTGAAGAAGTTCGTCGAGAAAGACCTTCCCGAGCAGGTGGTGAAGCACTTCAATGAGGACTGGGACGCCAGCAAGGGGTGGCGTGCGAAGCGACTGGAGCGCATGAAGCTTTTCCTGGGCGCCATCGAGCCCAAGAGCTTCCCTTTCGCAGGCTGCGCGAACATGCACGTGCCGATTCTCTCCACGCGCATCCTGCGGCTCGCTACCCGCGTGTGGGCAGAAATTTTCAAGCAGGGGGAGCCGGTGTTCTCAGCCCAGGTCAGCTCGAAGCTCGGCGAGGACCGTGCGGACGTCGTCACGAAGCACGAAAACTGGCAATTCCAGCGCGAGATACCCGACTTTCCAAGGCACGTCATGCGCGCCCTTATCGAGTTCTTCAGGGATGGCGATTGCATCTTCGATTCGCGCCGCGACCTCGCCAAAAACGTCAATGTTCACGAGCACTTGAACTGCGACGAGTTCGTCTACCCGTACACGCGCAAGACTACCGCAGTTGATATGTCTGACGTGCCCCGCAAGACCAAGGTCCTGTTCCCGTACAAGCGCGATCTCCAGAAGGCCGAGAAGGATGGGTACTACGCACAGGTCTCGGTGGTCACGAAAGAAGACGGCTCGCACGAAATCGACCTGGAGCAGGTCATCAAGGACGCTGCCGACCGCTTCGAGGGTAATGACCGTTCCGAGAACGTCTCGGACGCGCCGTACTACCTACTGGAGCAGCACACGTGGGTCGCGTTCCCGTACCAGGACGAGGAGATGCCGGTCATCGCCGTGGTGGACGGCAAGACGCGCACCCTCATGGGTCTCTACAGCCGGTACTACGACGACCCGGAGGACAGAGGCCGATTCGACCAGCAGACAGCCGAGCACCAGCAGTACCTGGAGGCCATCGGCCGCTACCAGCAGGCCATGCAGCTCGAGCAGCAGCTCCTGGAGACCATCAAGCACCCAAGCGTGCCCATGGAGGAATCGCTGGCCGTTGCACAGCAGGTCCAGGCCCAGAGGCCGCAACCACCCATGCGCCCACAGTGGCTCACCGACAGCATGGATGGACCGGTACCGTGCAAGCAGAAGATCATCGAGCGGTTCAGCCATGGGACGTGCATCGAGAACCCCGATGGTTCCCACGGGCTCGGGCTCGGCATGCTGCTTATGCCCCACCAGGCTGCTGCCAACATCCTCACCAACCAGTTTATCGACCAGGGGACGCTTGCCAACAGTGACCGTGGTCTCATCCACGAGCATCTGAAGCTCGACCCTGGCGTGAAGACCATCAATCCGGGAACCTTCGAGCGCGTTCGCGGAGTTCCACCGGATGGCATCGAGAAGGCGATGTTCCGATTCCCGACGTCCCCCGCAAACCAGCAGCTTCTCTCTGGCGTGCAGATGCAGGAGAGCGCCGCCGATAGCATCAGCTCGGCGCCAGACGTGCTCTCTGGCCAGAAGGAAGGCGACGAGACCTTCCGTGGTCAGGCGACTCGCGTAGAGCAGGCCACGAAGCAGCTCAGCGTGTTCGCGCAGAACTTCATCATGGTCCTGAATCAGGTGGCCAAGAACAACGCCCTACTGAACTACCAGTTCCTGCCCGACGAGAAGTTCCAAGACGTGGTCGACCCTGCTACCCAGAAGTCCATGAACATCAAGGTAACCAGGGACCTGTACAAGGACGGCTACGAGATCTGCTTCTCGGCAGACTTGAGCTTTTCCAGCCGCGCGGCTAAGGTGGCCGAGTCGGACGACGCTCTTGGCATGGTTACGAAGGGCATCCCGCCGCAAATCGCCTCGATGATCTTCCAACCCACGATGTTCGCGGCAATCGCCCGCAATTGCTTCAAGGCGCGCGGAATGTACGACCTGGCGAGCATGGTGCTCAGCGACCAGGAAATCATGGCCAAGCTCCAGGCGAAGCAGGTTCCACCTCCAGGCGCGCAGCCACCTGGTACTCCACCTCCAGGTGGACAGCCTCACCCGACCGTGCCCACTGGGCAGCCCACAAACACACCCGGCGTGCGTCCGCCACAGCGGCCACTCCCCGGCACACCAACGCAAGCGGCCCCTGGCCAATAGAACCCAAAGGAGTGAACCATGGCTGAGATCAAAGACAGGAGCGTCCTAGGAACGCTCGACAAGGACGTCATTCAGGATTGGCTAGCTCACCCAGGAACGATTGAGTTCGTAAGGGTGATCGATGAGTCGATTGGCGAGGAAAAGAAGAGCGCCATCGGCGTCGTCAGGTGCGCGAGCATGGGCCAACTCAACGAGCGTGCCCTGGTCGAAGTGGGGTGCAGCCTTGCGGCCCTTGAGCGTATTCGGTCCATCCTTGAGGAGGCGCAGCGCTATGCAAACAGCATCTGACGCCAAGGATCCGGACTCACTGCCACCGCTTCTCATGCAGAGAATGGCCGATCTTGGCATCCCAGCTTGGCCTGGCCAGGCGTGCTTCGAGCGGGTCATCGTGTACCGCATCCCCGACGAAGGCTCGGCCAGTGAGAAGTTCGCCGAGGACGGGGTCATCCTCAAACCAGAGAGCAGGCGCGAGACGGATAAGGAGCGCAGCCCTCGAGGCGTTGTCGTCTCGGCCGGGCTTGCCGCCATGGACGTGCTGGTCAGCAACGGAATGCAGATCGGCGAGCTGGTGTGGTTCGCCCCTCACGTCCCGTTTCGCTTCGAGGTCGGCAAGCGAGCCGATGGTACAAAGCTGGAGTTCTACTTCATGAACGTTGGCGACATCGTGCTCAGCGAGGACATCCTTCAGCGCGTGGTCGATGGCGACTTGAAGCTCGGGCGAAACGGCGCGCAGCACGTGTATAACGGCGAGGCCCGCCACGAGCCTGCCCACAACACCGACGAAGCATAGGAGTGAACCATGACCAAAGAACGTGAAGACGACGCAGAGGAGCTGGAATCCACCGAAGGCATGCCCGAAGACGACCAGCCTGAAATCTCGGTAAAGAACAACGACGGTGGCGAGCCGGTCGTTGAGGTCCAGCGGGAGACCCGCAAGGAGCGCCGAGAGCGAGAGTCCGCAGATCGCACGCGCAAGCTCATCGAGGAGGCCCAGAAGCCTCTGCGCGACCAGCTCGCGCTCATGGCGCAGATGAGTCAGCGCCCGGTGCAGCAGGCCCAACAGCAACAGGCACAGGAGCCTGCTAAGGCTGGCGCAGACCCTGCGTGGCGCAAGATCGTGAGCGAGCAGTCACGCATCGTCTCGCTCGTTCGCGCCTCGCAGGACCCTGCGGAGATCAAACGCCTCGAAGACGAGTGGCACGATGCCGAGTACCGCAAGGGCCAGATCATCGCATCCAAGGAAGCTAACTCGGTTCGCGACCAGTTCCGCCGTGATAACCCGCCGGCAGAAGACCCTGTGCACCGGCTGGCCCGCACCGAGTTCGCCGACGTGCTTGGCTACGGCCCGGACGCCACGAACTACGCCGGGGCACTCTTCACCCAGGAGAAGATCAGGGCGTTCCGCGATAAGCGCCCGTTCGACGAGATGGCCACCCACAGGGCTGTGCTCGCCAAGACCGCAGAGGACTTCTACCTGCGACCCAAGGCGCTGCCTTCGCGCAACCCAGTCCAGCAGGGGCGTTTCTCCAGCCTAAGTGCGAGCTCGACCGGGAATGGTTCCAACGGCGGCCCCACGAGGGCACTCACGAAGGACGAGAAGAAGATGGCAATTGCCTATGCTGGCGCTGGGGTTCAAGAGACGGAAGCCTACGCCAAGTGGTCCAAGATGATGGGTCCGGAGTACTTCCGCGACGCCTAGCGCAATTAGGTAACATTCCGTTACGAAATGCCACTCTTCGGGGTGGCGTTTCTTTTTGTTGACGAAAAACGTCACCGAGCTTACCTTCGAAGAAAGCTCTTTCCTGGCGTCCCAGTCGCGCTGCACGGAGCCGAGCTTCCAGACTGGACGGCTGCTTTTTCCCGGCGTCCCTCGCACGCTGTGCGGAACAGAGCGCTCAAACCCGCGAGGTAGGAGTGAGCGCATCATGGCAACCGCACAAGCTGAACGAGTAGATCCAAAGACGCGACGAATCGCCACAGGCCAAGCCGGCCATCTCCGCAACGGGAGAGCCGACCGGGCCTACAAGCTGGCCAACCCTCTCGATGAGAACTTCGGGCTCCAGATCCACTTGGACATGGGCTGGGAGAAGATCAACGGGGGCAAGGACGGCGACAAGGAGCGAGTCGCAGGAGGCCGAGTCGACGCCAACGGGACCGTGTCCTTCAATGGGCAGGTTCTGATCTGGCTCCCCAAGGACGAGTCGGACGCTCGCGAGGCGGACAAGCGGGACATCATGAAGGCGCGAGAGCAGAAGCGGAATGGCCCAGGTGGCATCGACTCCGTCATGGACGCCGATGGCAAGCTGGCACAGCGGATGAGAGACGAAGCCTAGGAGGGCATCATGGCATCGCAAGTACTTCCACAGAAAGGCGGACTACGGTTCGCCGGTTTCATCGCCAGCGGAGGGTTGGGAACGCCGCCCATTACCGCGCGGCCGGTGGTTTCCAACAACACTCTCGCCCTGTTCGTCGGCGACGCTCTGACGGCTGCTTCCGATGGCACTGTCTACCCGACCTCGGCCGGCGATGCGGTGGCCATCTCGCACGTCATGGTCAGCGCCAAGAACTATCTCGGCAACGACAGCATTCCTCGCAAGGGCGCCTACCTGCCGGCGGCCAATACCTACACGGGAACCATCTCGCTGGACAACCCACTCGCCAACGTCGTTCTATGCATCCCGACGGATGGCTGCCTCTTCGAGGTTGACGTCCCCACGGCTGCTTCGACGAAGACGGCGGCCCAGGCTCTCGTCGGCCAGGCTGTGAACATCGTCGCCACTGCTGGCTCCACGGCCAACGGCCAGAGCGGGCACACGACTGACACTGTCGCCAACTTCAAGACCCCAGGCGACTCCACCCACGGCCAGCTCATCCTGGTCGCGATTCCCCAGTACGACCTCCAGGGCCGCGTGAACGACCCGACGGCCACGTACTGGAAGGGCATCTTCCGAGTCAACCCGGCGCTGCTCGGCACCTACATCTAGGAAGGACGAACGACCATGATTACGAGCAACCCACTCTGGAAGGCAATGAAGAAGACCCTCGATGAGATCACCACCGAGAATCTGAGCAAGAACCAAGTCTGCATCGGCAAAGGCAAGCTTTGCACGACCGAGAAGATGCAGGATGGGTACGCCGACGACATCGAAGTCGCGGGCACCACGTTCTTGTCGGAGAAGGACGAAGGCAAGCCGATGTCCTCGCAAGAGATCATCGTCGGTGGTACCAAGCGGTACATCCCGAAGACGCTGGCCCTCAAGCTCTCCATCTCCGAAGAGGCGATGGAGGACAACAAGTACGACAAGATCATCAACGCCAGCAAGCGTCTCCAGAAGTCTGCGTACAACACGCAGGACATCGACGCCGCCACGGTCATGATGAACGGCACCACGACTCTCCAGGGCTACGACAACGTGGCGCTGTTCTCGACGTCGCACGTCATCACGGCAGGCGGGACGGCCAGTAACTGTCTCATCTCCTCGGCTGGCGGCTCCATCATCGGCATGACCCCGAGCCAAGCGGCTCTCATTCAGATGCGAATCGCGGCCACGATCCTGCCTGGCCCGAACGGCATCCCGGACGGGAAGCGCTTCACTGGCATCACGTTCCCCGAGGCGCAGCTCGACCTCTGGAAGAACATCACCGGTTGCGACAAGACCGTCGGCAACAACTTCAACGACATGAACATCACCAAGTCGTATGACTTGGACCTCGTTCCGGTGTTCTGGTACGACGCCGTGTCGACGACGTTCTGGGCAGGCATGACCGATGCCGACGATGGCATGCGCTACCTCATCAAGCGCCCCATTCGAGGCAAGGTGTGGGTCGACAACGACGGCGAGGTCGCTCACCACGGCGTCAGCTACCGGGCCGCCATCGGCGTCTCGAACTGGCGGGCGTTCATCCTCGGCGCCACCTAGGAGGCAAGCCCCATGTACATCATACAGGCATTGGCCGCGAGTACGCCCCAGGCGGTACCGAGCAACCGACCGCTCGACCTACTGGGCGCCTACTCGATCCCGGCCACGGGGCGAGTGTTCATGGTTCGCGGTAACGGGACTTCGGTCCTGAACTACGACGACCAGTACACCGCTGTAACCGCCGACAACACCAGGTACGTGTACCCGTCAATCGCTGCGGCCCTCGCTCTCTGCGTGGCAAGCCGTGGCGACGTGGTCATGGTGCTTCCTGGTCACACCGAGAGCATCGCCACGGCTACGGCCTGGGCGATCCCTGCTGGTACGCGCATCATCGGAAACGGATGGGGAAACACCCGCCCGGTGGTGACGCTCACGGCGGCTGCCTCCACGGTGACGATGACCGCAGGGTCGCTCATCACGAACATCAAGTTCGTCTGCGACGGGACGGCGGCAACGACAATCACGCAGGCGTTCAACATGACTGGAGAAGGTGCCAGCCTCATCAACTGCGAGTTCCACCTCGGGACCTCGAACACGCAAAAGTGCGCCACGTTGCTCACCGTCTCGGCAGCCAACTGCCGGTTCGTGGGGAACAAGGCGTACGCTGACACGCAGGCGACCGCCATCACCAACGTGATTGTCCTAGGGACAGCCACCACTGGCGCTGACGACTTCATCTGCGTCGGCAACATCGTGAGTGCGGCAATGTCTGCGGCGACCACTGGGATCGTCGCGAACATCAACAGCACGGCGACCAGCAACCGTGTCCTCATCATGGAGAACTTCTTCTTCAACTGGAAGTCGGACTCCTCGGCGTGCATCTCGCTCGCCGGCAACATGGTGACGACTGGACTCATCGCCGAGAACTCGTTCCGCGTGATGAACAATTCCAGCCTCCAGGGCATCGTGTTCACTGGAACCGGCGTCGACGTGACCCAGGACAACAACCGAATCGTCAACGACGTCAACGAGACGGCAAAGCAGAACCAAGGCACCATTTCAGCGTAGAGGTTTCCTGGCCGGGAGGTGGCGATGGAGTCACTCCCCAAAGTTCCCTCCCGGCCAGTTCTTTCGGAGGTCTCTTGGCTACCATCGGTCGCAACTACCAAGGTCCGCTGCACAACTACACCGAGATGTGCGACTATTGCGGCGTGTTCTACCACCGCACCGATTTGACCGGCCCAGATGCGGATGGTTTTCTTCGCTGCCCAGACTGCCGTGAAGGGCTCACGCTGAGCGAACTCGCGGACATCTCGGCGCAGGACTTGGGTGAGATTCAGCCCGTCGAGGGCAAGAAGCGAGAGGGCGTATGACCGTTTCCGCTAACCCAACCCCAGACTTCGGCCGCGACCAGATTCTGACCGCTGCGATTCGCCTGTGCGGTCTCCTGACCGATGGGGAAGCCCCTTCGCCTGACCAGATTTCGCAGGCCACGTTCCACCTGAACACGGCCATCCAAGAGCTGCAAGCCGCCGACCTCGTGCTCACCACAGTTACCAGGGCAACGCTGGCGCTCGTCGCCGGAACCGCCGAGTACGACCTGCCTGACGACGTGATTGACGTCGAGCTTGGGCAGGACGACGCCATCGGGGCCATCGTCAGCACAAACGGCGTTGTCGAGACCATCGTCAAGACCATGAGCCGTGGCGAGTGGATGAACATCTCGGTCAAGACCGTCGCCGGGCGGCCATCGCGCGCCTACATCGAGAAGCGGGCTCTCACCCGCGTGGTGTTTTGGCCGGTGCCCGACTCTTCGGTGTCGACTTTCAGGTACTCGTCGGTGACGTTCCTGCGCGGGGCTGACACTGGGTTAGTGACCATGCAGACTAGGCGTACGTGGACGTCCTACCTGATGTACGCCACCGCCAGCGGCGTGGCTTTCGACAACAGCATGGCGGACAAGGGCGGCACGTTCATGGGCATCGCAGACGAGAAGCTGGCCATCTGCAAGGCCGGCGACGCTCAACACGGGGCCATTCGCTTTGGCGTCGGTCCCATGCGAAGGAACTGGTAATGGCAACCTATACCATCGTCGACTGGCTCTACTTCAGCGGTGCGCGCGGGGTCGACGGGAATCCGGTCTCGTCTGGATCCGTGAGCTTCTACAACCCTGGCAGCACTTCTGTTGCTGTTCCGGTCTTCGCCGACTCGACCGGGACTCCGCTTGCGCAGCCCGTGGCATTGGACGCAGCTGGGCGCGCAACCGTCTACGTGAACTCGCCTTGCGAAATCATCGTGAAGGATGCATTTGGGGCCACAGTTCGAACCGCTTCAAACTCCATTGCTGTCATTGGAGATCAGGTCGCCGTCTCGTGGGACTCAACCACCAAGACTCTGTCGCAGGCTCTGGAAGAGATCGCTACGTTCATGGCCGCGCAGCCAGTTGACGCTGCCAATGAAGGGCTTCCAACTCTTGAGACCATTTCCACGCAGAACCCAGTGTTCACGATGAACGTGGACATAACGATCAACTTATTCTACGCTTCATATCCCGCCGCGAGCGACACGGCTACCGTGAATCTGCCTAGCCCTGTGACTCTTACGGTTGGGAGAAAGTATAGAATCATCGTCCAGGCCAACCAGGTTGGAGGCGGCGGCACCTCGATAACGAGTCTCGTGATGGGAACCGGGATACAAGCGCAAGCGACCCCGACGCCGATACTGACCCTCTCGAAGGTATCGGGTGAATTTATTGCGCTCACGGCGAGTACCTTGACTCAGGTAACACCGTGGGTGGTCGTGATCGGATAGAGGCGCTTATGGCTTCGCAACTGGCAATCATCGCATTCTCAGGATCTGAGAACAAGAGCGACACTGAGCTTGGCGGTGCTCAGCCCGTCTCCGTGAACTGCATCGCCGACTCGTCTGGAGCGCTTCGCCGGAGACCTGGGATAGGGGCATGGAACGACTTTGGATTCACCAGGTGGGGAAGCGCTGTAATAGGCATGGTTCCGTTCAAAGGGTACCTAATTGTGGTACTCGCAGACAGGAGCGTTCACGCGCTAAATCCCGAGACCGGATGGCTTTCTCTTTCGTCACCATCGGATGTCCTTTCGTACCTGCAAGGCGATGGACGCGCATCCATGGTGGCAGGAAGACAGATGCTTGTCATGGCAGGCGGAGCACAGCTACAGAAGTGGCTCGGACCTGGAAAACTAGCTGGCCAGGCTACGTCGCAACCTCTCGCCAATACGGGAGTCGGTGGGCCGCCGCCATCTGCTGATTTCGTGTGCGCCATAGCCCAAAGGCTGGTAGCTCAGTATTCTGGAACCTCTGGCCAGATCTGGTGGTCTGGGCCTCTTGAAGACTACGAGAACTGGGACATGTCTACGGGTGGCGCAGGGTTCGTTCAGGCTGCTGCAAAGCCAGACCCTATCGTGGCCATGTTGGACAACACGAACGAGGTGTTCTGCTTTGGCACAGAGACGCTTCAGGTGTTCGCCCCGGCTGCGCTGAACATCGACGTGAACGACCCCACGAACCTGCTTGACTTCGCACCTAGTCGCACCATGAACATCGGCACTGTGTCCCCCTACGCCGTGGTCGCCGTGGACGACATGTTCGCAATGCTCGACAGACAGCGCCGGTTTATTCTCACCGATGCGCGCACATACACTGACATATCTCGCCCGGTGGCAAAGCTTCTTCGCGATCTCAAGTCCATCTCGGACGCCTGGGGTTTTCGTATGCGCTTCGGGCGCTTCGACTGCATCGTGTGGTTCTTTCCTACCGATGGGTTTGGTCTCACGTACGACACTCAGACGCAGAACTGGTCAGAGTGGCGCGAGCAGGCGACAGCCGGAAGCGTAGGCCTCGGCATAGTTTCCGACGTCGCGCCGAGCATCACATGCGCCTACAACTGGTCAGAGAAAGGCGCGTTACTCGTTGGAATGAGCGACGGTAGAATACTGAAACTTGACGATGATTCTTCCGTCGATTCCGATGGAACGGCAATCAGAGTTGAGGTGGTAAGCGGCTTCAACGATCACGGTTCCACGGCGCAGAAGCACTGCCATACCCTTATGCTGACTTTCAAGCGAACATTCGCCGCGCTTCCGGCTGGTGCCGGTGGCCTGTCTGCCAGCGGACACGTTCGCATCTCGAAGCGCGACAACCAGGGGGCTTGGAAGATCGTCAAAGACCAGGAACTGTCGTACGATACCGCGCCGGCCATCCAGATTCGCAGCCTGGGAGTTTACAGGACAAGGCAATGGAAGGTAGAGTACTCTGGAGAAGATGAACTCCAGTTGGTGTCTGCCCAGGAAGAGTACGAAATTCTAGGAGCGTGACCATGGACTTTTCAGATCTCTACAGCGGAACGGCGATTAGCGGGGCGGCGAGCGGGGCCTTGGCCGGTGGTATGTCCGCTGGGCCCTACGGAGCCGTCGCTGGTGGCCTGGTGGGTGGAGGCATGGGAGCCTACGCCAACTCGCAGAAGAATCAGGCCACGTCGAACCAGCAGAAGTCGCTCGACCAGATCATCGCCAACATGAAGGCCATGGGCGCCTCATCGTACGACCAGCACATCTCCGACTTGCAGAAAGCGCTGGCGTTCTACGGGCCCGCCCAGCAGGCGTGGGATCGCCTTTATGGCACCGGAACTGGGGCCGCGCAGACGGGGCAAGGCTCGTGGGGTGGAACGAACATCCCGAGCGCAACCAACGGAGTGATGGGGAAGTAGCATGCCTGACACCAGCGGAACCACGGACTACTGGTCGCAGCAGACCAACCCGAATACCGGACTCCCGTACACCAGCGAGACGGAGTACACCAGCGTCCAGAAGTCTTTGGGCGCCCAGGCGGCCGGCAACGACGCTGGCGTGGCATCGCAGAATGCCTACGGCCAGCAGTTCACCCAGGACCACACGACCGGGTACAATTTCGGGCAGGGAAACGTTTGGACGCCAGCGGATGTCGGCGGAACCACGGGAGGCATCGTCTACTTTGGCTCGTCGTCGGGTGGGGACTCCAAGACCTGGATCATAAAGGATCCGGTCACGGGGCAACTCAGGCCGGCGACAGATGCTGAGAAGCGTGTCAACGGTGACAATTTTACTGGATACGCATCGAGCGGAGACTTGGCTAAACGTGGGGTGTACGAGGTCCCGTCGAACGGCGGATACATCGACCCAAACACGGGCAAGATCACCTACTCGACAGGGGGGTCTGCGTACGGAGGAGGGAGCGGAAACGAGACCAAGGATTACTGGTACGACCAAGACTATGGTCTCGGACCAAGCGCCAAGGGCGTAATACCTGTTCAGTACGACCAGAACGGTACGCCGACAAAGTTCTACGCTGGCACTGGCGGCGGCGGCGGACAAGTGTTCGGAGACCTGTCGCAAGCAATCGCGTCCGTAGCCGAGTACAAGTCCTGGTACGACCAGAAGCACCCGGCTGGAACGGCTGGCACCCAGATCGCCCCCACGGCAGGCGGCGCCACGACCACGCCGGCCACCACGACGGCGGCAACGACACCGGGCACCCTGACCACGCCAGGGACGGGTGAGAACTACTACACTGACACGGCCAGCTCTTACCAGCAGCCAACCAACGCGCAGACGACCTACGACCAGACCAAGGGGATCTACGGGCAGACCACAAACGCCCAGCAGGTCTTCAACGAGACGCCAAACCAGCCCACGGAATCGCAGCAGCTCTGGAACCAGTACAGCGGCATGTACGCCAACCCGAACTACCTCGACGACTACTACAACACTCAGCAGCAGAAGACCCAGACCGCGCTGGACCGACGGGCCGCCTCGGCAGGCGTGGGAGACAGCTCGGCTGCGGCCCGCGCGGTGGCTGGGATCGGCCTCGACTTCTCCAACCAGAAGCTCCTAGCTCGCCAGGGGTTCACGAAGGAGGGCATGTCTGAGGCAGGAGCAGCAGACGCCAGTGGACTGGCGCAGACCAACCTGCGCGGAACCCTTGCCGGTTCGGCGGACTCCCAAAACCTCGGGCTAGTAACCGCAGGACAGAACGCCGCTCTGGGCGTCGACACTGCCAACCTCGCCCAGACGACGGCCGGGCAGTCGGCTGCCAACAGTGCGGAAACGCTAATGAATAACCGGCTGACTGGCGAGCTCAACTCGGCTACAACGCTGGCGCAAGACGAATCCGCTCTCACTGAGGCAGGGCTCAGCGCCGCCACGGCATCGAGCTACGCCAGCCAGCTAGGCGTGCTTCAGGCCCAGTGGCAGCAGGCCGGGCTCACGGCGCAGCAGCAGTACCAGAAGGCGCAGGATCTGGCGGCATCCATGGGGGTCGTCGCAAACTCGTCCTTCGACTACTACCTGTCGACGAAGTTAGGAGGCGGGAACGGGACAGGATCGACCACTCCCAAGAATCCATACGTTGCCCCCACGGCGTCTGACATCGCTTCTGGCGCCGCCGGCACGTACGGCGTGTATCCATCGCAATCGTGAAACCATGCCCAGCCCATTCGACACTCCCGTAGCTCCTCCCAGCTTCGTTCCGCAGATCAACTCCCTCGGGAGCATGATCGACCACTTCTCCCAGCGGAGGATGGAGCTTCAGCAGCAGCAGGACCAGGCTGCGCAGGCAGAGGAAAACCAGAAGCGTCTCCTCGCACGCGATGCCGAGCGCGAAGCGTACGGCCGGCGCAAGCAGGACATCGCCGAGAAGAAGGTCGATGCCGATGCGTCGTACAAGCGCGCCCAGGCCACGCAGCTATCGCTCAAGGAGGCCAAGGCGGCCATCGCGCGAGGCCAGCATCCTGGCACCATGCTTGTTCAGGGGCCAGACGGCAACCCTGCCTATGTCGACTGGAAGTTCGTTGGTGGACAGGCGCCACAGGTGCCGGCGGCCGCAGCGCCGCCTCCAGTATCCCCGGTGCAAGCTCCTCCAGAACCTTCACCGCCAGCGCCTACCGATGCTCCACCTCCTGGAGCACAGCCTTCCATGGGTGGCCCTGCGGTGATGAACCTGCCGTTCGCACTGGCGCAGAAGCGTCTGCCTCCGCCCGTGGCGAGTGCAACGCCAGACGGACAGACGCAGGTGGACCCGCAGCTAGAAGCGCTCATGTCGCGCGCGGCACCGCCGTCCGAGCCGGCGCCAGAACCGCAGGCCCAAGAGCCAGACAATTCCATATTTCTCGACCGCAACGACGAGGGCACCGCCACGGCGCTCAGTGGGCCAGGTGGAGAGACCCGCCAAGAGCTTCCCATCCAGGCGTTCCCCGAGGGCGCCAAGGAAGGTCAGCGATTCGCCCCAGAAGACGTGAACCTCAAGGGCGGAAAAGGAAACCCGTTCTCTGGCCCGCTGCCACCGGTCGACAACCCTGAATTAAGTAACGGAATGTTACCTAATTCGACGAGTCAATTCGTGCCAGGCGCCGACGTCAAGGGAATGTCGATGCAGGCCGGGCAGCCACAGGGCGGCCGGTGGGAGGCTCACCTTCCCGATGGCCAAGTAATCACGGTAGACCCCAACGAGGCCCGCGCGGCCCGTCGCGACGAATCTGCCCAGGCGCTTCGAGAAATCGACGTCGCGCTAGCGGACCCTGCGACGAAGCTGAATCCTCAAGTATTCCAGTATCTTACCATCAAGAAGCAGTCTCTTCTTGGAGACATGTCGACGGCAGAGATCAAGCAGGTCTACGCCCAGGCCGGCACCATGGAGCGCCAGGGTGCGCAGATTGCCAGCAACGAGGGCATGCAGTCAGATCGGCTGGCCACGCAGGAGAAGATCGCCGCCGAGAACAACGCCACTAGGCGCGCGACGTCGAAGTACGGCCGTGGTGGTGGAGGCAAGAGCGGAACCGTCGTGCAGTCGTCCGGCCAGGGCAGCGCGTTCTCCCGTCTGAAGCCGACAGAGCAGTCGCGCATCGAGAACTCGGTCAACAACGGCGTGAACATGCTCGACCGAGAGATGAACTGGACCAAGCTCGAAGGCATCGGTTTCGACCGCCTGAACCTGGCCCTCCAGAACATCCGAGCCAAGGGCGACCTCGGCGGTGCGCAGCAGATGGAATCCATGATGAACTTCTTCGGCTACATCCGAGGCGGCGTTCCTGCCAAGAACGAGACGGACGAGTTCAAGAGCGTCACCGGAAACCTCGGCACGATGCTCGACAAGCTTGGTCAAAAGGTAGGGATTTCAGACCTGTGGACCAACTTCAGCGGATCCCAGGCCGACAAGGAAGCCATCGCCAATATTGCCCACTTGCCAGAGGGGCAGCGCGCAGGGCTTGAGCAGGCCATCGTCGAGTCGCAGAAGGCCATCCAGGGCATGGCCCTAAAGAACATCTCGGCCCAGTCCGAGGCCTACAAGAGCGCCGGGGTACCGTTCCACGAGCGCATGCAGGACAAGATCAATTCCAAGCTGCGCTTCATCGGCGAGCAGCCGAGGCAGTGGTTCGGCGACTCGCCTCTCATCCCTGACTTCAACGGGGGTACAGCGGCGCCGGCATCTGGCGGTGCCCCTAGCGGGAAGCGCTCTGACCAGCAACTGCTCGACGCGCTGAAGGGGATGAAGTAGTGGATGCGTCCGACCTCGCAGGCTTAAGCGACCAGAAGCTCCAGTTCATCGTCGAGAACGGCGACCCGAGCGGGCAGCTCTATCCGCTTGCCCAGAAGGTCCTGGCGTCTAGGGTGAAGCCTTCGGTGGCCATGCCGCTTCGTCCCGAGCAGCAGGCTCACATTGACCGGCAGCTCGCCACTACGGCGCAGCCGCTGCCTCTCCCGCGCGATGCTCCAATCGGGGATACTATCGCTGGGCTAGCCGGATCCGTGTACTCTGGACTTCCGTTCGTGGCCCCAGCGCTTGAGGCAGGTGGCGAGCTTTCTGACAGGCTAGGGATTTCGAAGGTGATTCCAGTTCCCAACCTGCTACCAAGGCCAGGTGAGATTCGCCAGGCGATGGCAAATTCACCTCTTGCCAGTTCAAAACTAGGAGAAATAGCCCAGAACACACTCGGCGCTTCAGCTCCTCTAGTCGGACAGGCAGGACTTCTTGGCAAGGGCGTGCAAATGGCGTCGAACGCCTTGATGGCGCCGGTTTCAGGTATCTACAAGAACCTAGTTGGAAACGCTCCAGGGCTCGCCAGGACGGTTGCAGCGGGCGCCGGAACTGGCGCCGCCATCGGGGCCGGAGAGGCCGCCATTCGTCGCCTGCCTGCGGTTGAGCAAGGGCTAGGACAGGCCGCGCATGGGCAGCCCGTCACCGCGCAGGTTCCTCCGGTGAACGTTGGGCAGGAGATCGCCGCGCCGGCCGCCATGGGTGGCATCTCCAGCCTTCTTCCTGGCATCTCGTCGTGGGCATCGAACCCGAACACCATCGTCGGGCGCCGAGCGCAGACCTTCGCTCGCGACAAGGCGTCAGGTGCCCACCGGCAGGAGCCGATGGCCAGTCTCATGGAAGGCCAGGCCGGCATCGAGCAGGCCAAGGAGCTGGCCAACCTCAGCTACGAGGACCAGATGCCAGCGCTAGAGGCGCCCGTGCGCACGCAGGAGCGCCGGACCATCGCCGACATGAAGCGCGACACCGACGCAGCGCTTGGTGGCTACAAAATGAGCAGGGGAGACGCCGCAGACGAGGCGGCCCAGGCCATCACCAAGAAGCTCGAAGACCAGCGCGCCTCAACCAAAACGACCAGGGAAAGCGAGATGCAGGATCTCGACCAGCGCACCGCCGGCAAGCTGCTGGACACGTCGGGGTTCTTCAGGAAGGCCCAGGATCTCGTGAAGGGCTACTCCAGCGAGGGCGCCTCGAAGCCTGGCGAGCAAGTCTTGCTCCCGAACGGCCGAGCGCTCGCTTCAGCAGCTTCCGATCTGAAGGACTTCCTTCCTGAATCTGGCGCCACCATGCGCGACTTCAGGAACGCCATCAAGTACGCGAAATCTAAGGCACAGTCAGGGACAGACGAGCAGCGGTGGCCGTACGAAACACTCCTTGGTGAGCTGAAGACCCACGCCAAGAACGTGGACCCCACGAGGGAAGACGACGGACCCGGCCTGTACGCCCAGTCGAACGAACGGTTCCGCGCAGCCACCACTGAGCAGGAGCGCACGAAGCAGATCGTCTTCGGGGGACCTGACGAGGCCAAGGTTGACCTGTCTCCGCAAACCGAGGCCAGAGGGCGCCAGGGGCTGATCCAGCTCGGCGACACCACGACATCCGCTGCTGCCAAGATTCCCCACCGTGAAGAACTCATCAAGTACGGCTACGAGCCTGAAATCCTCGAGATGGAGCAGCGTCTTCGCGACGTTGACCAGCTTTCCTACGAGACCCAGCAAGCGCACGATGACGCCGTGGCCAAGGTGAAGGCAGAGACAGCAGCCAAGCTCGTGGACATCAGACGCGAGCTGAAGCCGCAGACCGACGCCGTGCTGGAGTCCAAGGTGGCACAGGAGGCTTCGAAGTTCCGCCTCGGAAGCCTGACCCACCCTCTCACCCTGGCGGCCCTTGGAGCCACCACCCACTCCCCGGCGCACGCGCTATCGCTGGAGGCGATGGCAGGAGAGAAGATCGGCAGCCGCATCGGTCAGCCTCTGGCGTCGACCATCGCGGCGAACACGCCGGACGCCGCAGCTATGCGCTCGTCGATTCCAGGCATGATGGGCATCGCAACCGCAGCGTCAGGGGCATCGGCGGCAAAGAGCCTGGTCGAGCAGGCGCGCAAGCAGAAAGAGCGCTTCTCTGCCTCAATCGGAGAGAGAATGCGTTACAGTGGAACGAAGGAATAGGAGAAACCATGAGTTCGCACGACTTTGAAATCATCGAGTTCAGGTCGCCGGCCGTTCCGGCAAACAACGGAACCGTGGTCCTGTTCGATTCCACGGTGTTCTTCAACAAGATGGGTCTGTCCATGATGCGCGTGGGCCGCGTGCAACTCGCTTTCCCTGGGCTCGACCAGGCCGGAACGCTTACCGGCTACACGAGCAAGGACAAGGGCGCCACGTGGAACCAGTTCGCGTTCGGAGGAGGCACCACGCTCCCCGCTACAGTGGCAGCGGACACCACGACGGACCACAACTCGTACGACATCTTCGTGGCCACCGAGAAAGACGTCAAGTTCACGTTCACCGCTGGCGGCACAGCTCCGACAGTGTGGAACCCAACCATCAAGTGCCAGACCGGCAACACTCACAGCGGGACATAGGGCCATGCCAATCATCAACATCCCTGCGGACACAAACGCCTCTTTGGCGGGTAAGGCGTCTCTTTCGCAGGCGATGGCGCTCAAAGAAGGCGCGCCTATCACTGACGTCAGCGGAACGATCCAGCCTTACACAGATTTCGTTAGCAAGTACATCCTACCAGTTACGACACTGAGTGTGAACCGTACAACTACGATTGGTGTTTCTGGCACGCCTCCTTACGGTTTTCGTGTAGTTCTCGAACGACAGGACGCGACGGCCTATACCTGGGCGATTGTCAATGGTGGGACAAACGGCGGGACCATTTACACGTTTCCGGCGAGTCCGACGAGTCCGTCTGCAATCGTTCTCTTCTACACTGGCGCCGACTGGATTTCAGACGGCCTCGTTGTGCTTGGAGCAGGGGCGTAACGTGTACTTGCCAGGACCTCGGAGACCGACAAAGCTCGCAGGCTGTGTTCTATGGCTGCGATCGTCCATCGGGGTGGCAACTTCGGGAAGCAACGTTACAGCGGTCGCAGACCAGAGCGGCCTCGGTAACAACGTGGTTGCCGTAGGGGCGCCCACAATTGCATCCAGCGTTATCGGCGCACTTCCAGGAATCACTTTCAGTTCTGGGAATTACCTAGTAAACACAACGCAGCGTCTTTTCTCACAGAACGGCCCTCGCCACGTATTTGCCGTGTGCCGTCCGTTGACTGCTTCTGGCGTGTTTACTAGCGGTGGAGGGATTATGCTCGCGACGCCTTATACGACGTCTTCTGCGACCGGTGATTCCAACTGCATTGCGTGGGGGCGCTCAAGCCAAACCTGGGTTTATTTCAGCGGGATCGGAACAGGCGAAGGGATCACGTACGTCCCGGCGCTCTCGGGGAACAGCTTCGTGTTCGAGATGTCTCAGAACACCGGCACAGGTGACTCACTGCTATCCGTTGCTATCCAAGGTACGGGCTACACGGTAGCCAGCAACCACAAATACGGAGAGATCAATGCCGTCGGTTTTTGCGTGGGCGCTCCAGCCTGGAACACCTCCTACTGTTTTTCTGGAGCACTTGCCGAGTTGGTCGTCTTCAATCGTGTCCTATCGACGATTGAAGCGTCTTCGGTTAGGCGCTACTTGTCGGCCATCTCAGGTAATGCTGTGGTGGGTTAGTCGTGGCTTACATCCTCCAACTCAACAACGACTGGAGTCCTGAAATGAAAATCATCTCCACCGATGGACTCAAGACCCTCGCACTACAGGCATACACTACTAGACTGAGCGACGAAAACTGAAAGGAAACTGAGACCATGACTATTAAGTTCAACCTCAACACCATACTGCTCATCCTAGGCGGCCTTGGCGTATTCGCGCCTGACGTGGCGTCTGTGGCGGCGTGGATGGCCTCGACGCATGTTGCGTGGCTCGGTTTGCCGGTGAAGATTCTCGCGTTCATTGCCACGGCGTGCGCCTCTGCCCCGCTGATCGTGCCGAAGCTCCGCGCGTTCTTAGCGCTGCTCGGGCTGGCCACGGCGCCAAGCTCGGTCACGCCGACGTCCACGGGAGCGCCTGCGCAGGTAGTGCCCCTCCTCGACGGCTCGTCTGTCGTCCAGGTCAAACCGCCCACGGCCGGCACCGGCGCGCAGCCGTCGCTTGTCTCGGTGGCCGTCGACCCCAAGCAGGTGACTACCACGCCCGTCATCACGCAGCCTATGCCGCCCAAGCCGGCGGCGTAACCAACCCACTTCGAAAGGACACCATGCGCATTCTATCCATCCTCGCTCTCCTCGCATTCACGGCCATCGCAACCCCGGCACGGGCTGATGGGCTCGTGCTCGACCTGTCACCCGCCTGGACGTGCAGTCCCGTCGGCATGCTCACCGGCTTCCAGTACAACCTCAAAACCGGAGACTTCCAGAAAGGCGTGGCCCTCGGCGCCGGATACGGTTGCCGCTACACCGGCTGGAAAATCCCCCTCGGCGTGGACATTGTCGGAGGCGCGGCCATCAACTCGAATGCGCCAAACGCGGGGCAGGGCTCGGTGGTCTTCACGGCTGACGACCTCTACGGAGTCGGCGGGGGAGCGCAGTTTTTCAAGGACCCGTCGACCGGGAGCTTGACTGGACAGGTGATCTTCAGCTTCTTCTTGGCGCCGAGCTGGGCGGCAACGGTTACGCAGCTCAAGGCGGCCAAGGCAACGGCATCGGCTGAAGGGGCGAAGGCTGCAAAGGCTGGACAGTGACGACCGCTCGCGCTCTCGGATGGTCGCCGCCATCCCTCGAACAGCAGATCCGCCACCTCTGCAAGGCCCACCCGCTTTCGTCGGTCAAGCTTCCTCTGGCCGCGCCTACATCTGACAACTCTGCGCTGTGCTGCGACCTTGACCAGGGGCAACTCGGTAGCTGTACCGCCAATGGCGCCGCCCAGGTGCTTTACATGGAGCTCGTGCGCGAAGGTTTCCCGGCGTTCATCGCGTCTCGGCTTGCCATCTACTACTGGAATCGCAACCGCGACGGCAACGCATCCGAGGACACCGGCGCAAGCGTGGGCGGCTCGTTCGAGGTCGTCTCTGACATGGGCGTCCCCGAAGAGGCGGTGTGGCCCTACGACGTCGCGCGCTTCGCAGTGGCGCCTACTCCAGACGTGGATAGCAATGCCTTCGACCGCAAGGGCGACGTGAACGTCAATTACGTCCCGGTTCGGCTCTACGGCGACGATCTGATTGCGATGCTCGAACGTGTGCTGACGAGCGGGCGTGGCGTGGCCTTCGGGATCACCGTATCCGAGGAGTTCTGCGGTACGTGGCCCGATGGCATCGTTCAGCCGATCAAGCCGGGCGAAGCCATCGCTGGCGGCCACTGCATGAGCTTGGTGGGTTTTGACCACGCAGGAGAGTGGTTTCTAGTCAAGAATTCTTGGGGGCCGACTTGGTCGGAGCCTGGCCAGCCGGCCGGCTGCTGCCGATTCAGCTACGACGCCATCAAGCAAGGCTCTGACTTCTGGTTCGTGAATTTGACCACCGGGGGTGTCGAATGAAATCTCTCGTTCTTGCAATCGCTCTGTTCGTCGCATCCTGCGCCCACACGCCTACCCCAGCGCCCTCCGCTGACGCTGGCGGCCCGTTGACGTGCGCTTCGGTCTGCGACCACGGCGCCGCCATAGGGTGCCTGTGGGCTCAGCCAACGCCCAAAGGCGCGAGTTGCGAGATGGTATGTCTCAACGCCACGAACGCCGGCCAGCCTTGGGACCTGCACGACTTGGCGTCGGCGACATCATGCGGCCCTTTGGCACCGTGAGGCGATGGAACCCCTTGGCGCCGCTTGTCGAGCCATTCCGCGAACTCTGCGACGCCTGGGAGATCTGCTTTCCGTGACCTAGCCTAGCCCGCCCGTAGCATGAAAACCGAAGCGACCGAGGAGCAGCACAAGTGGCAAAACCGCCGAAAGACATCGACACCGGAGAGCGCGACGCCATCAAGGACGAAATCCGCGATGAGGTGACGGCGGAATTTGAGACTCCCGCCCCGCACCATGGTATTTCGTCCGAGACGATTCGCCGGCTAGCCAGGAATGAGGCGAGGCCTATTGCCAGGACGGTGGCCAAGGATGAGATGGAGGCCCACGAGGGACGGTGTCGCGATCCAGGAGGCCCACTGTGCAACGTCGAACAGAAGGTGAAAACGCTCGACGAGAAGGTCGACAAGATCGGGACCTTGGTCACGCGCGGGATGGCCATCGTTTCGCTTCTCGTCTTTGCCGCCCCCATCGGCACTGCGCTTTGGCTCAACCAGCGCTCTAACAGCCGGGCGGCCGATTCCCTGCGCGAGACCATCAACGCCGCCGCCGAGGTTGCCAAGCAGCTCAAGGCCGTGCAGGACGCGGCCAGGAGCGGCCACACTCAGCTGGAGCCGGTGCGCGACACTCGTCTCGTCCAGACCTTCTACGCCTCGACCCGGCGGGCGGTGCCGTGACGGACGACTTCGAACGGGCGGCAACTCCCGTCGTGGGCACCCCATGCCGCGACGAGTGTCCGCTGGCGAAGAAGGAGGTCCGCCGGCACTGGCTCGACCTGCTGGCCCCCGGCGGTTCGGTTGCCCGGCTGGCGGATATCGTTGACGGCCTCTCGACCAAGTTAGCGCGGATGGACCGCCGGGTTACCGTCGTGATGGTCGTGGTCGGGCTGCTGGTCAGCTTCGCCGCCGGTTGCATGTTCGCGGCGGTGCTGAAATTCGCGACTCGGGTGGTGCCTGGAATTAAGTAACGGAATGTTACTAAATGGTCAAACGAGATTCCATCCACAGCCAAGTAGTCGACGCCTTCCGAAAGATCGGTCTATCGGTCTACGACGCTGCCCACGCTGGCAACGGCTTTCCTGACCTCGTGGTTGGGATGGGCTCCTCGACCTACCTGGTAGAGCTGAAAACCGGAAAAGCGCCGCTGCGGCCCAACCAGTTGGCTTTCGCGGCTTCCTGGCGAGGTTCTCCGGTGGTAGTGTTGCGTTCGGTGACAGAGGCCATCGACTGGGCCGTGTCCATGCGGCGGAAAGGGATCCATGACGGACGACGAACAGAAGCAAGCGCTGCTTGACCTTGCCCACTTCGAGGGAAACAAGACCTACCTCTACCGGGACAGCGGCAAGGACGCCGACGGAAACCTGGTAGGGAATGCGACCATCGGGATCGGCTGCCTAATCCACGACGAGGACGCCGCGTGCGCGCTGCCATTCCTGACGGCCACCGTGACGCCGGCAACCGAGGACCAGATTCGCGCCGAGTACCGCCGGGTCATGGCCATGCCGCCTGCCCGCCTCGCGCGCACGTACCGCCAGCAGGACGCGAGCTTAGCCATCGAGCTGTCAGACCAGGCCGTCACCGATCTTGCCACCTCTAGGCTGCTGCGATCCCTGGCTGGCCTTCGGACGCTGGTGCCAGGCTTCGACGAGCTGCCTGCCGGACCACGCTCTGGCCTGCTCGACCTTGCGTGGTGCCTCGGGCTAGGAAAGCTGTCGAACTGGCATCACCTGCTTGCCGCCGTGGCGCGGAGGGATTGGACGACGTCGGCCTTCGAGAGTCACGTCTCGGGTGGGCGTGAGGACCGCAACGCCTGGCGCGCGTCCGAGTTCAAGCTCGGAACCGTCGTAGCATAGGTCGCACGAGAAAGAGCCGCACCCGCTTTTCGCAGGAACGGCCCACCCTCGAACGTCTGAAGTAACGCGACTCACAAACTAAGGATGCCGTAGGTCAGATGTAGGTGCAACAAACTTCTTGACCTTGCGCTTTTTGTCTGGATTTAGAAACGCTCTTGCAGCCTTCTCTGCCATGTGAAGTACGGGAGGCCAGAACTCGGTCTTTGGTAGCGCATCGACCAGGTTGCGCAACAGCTTGTTGGCCTCGGTGGTCACTGCTTCAGATCGACGTGAATGATGCGGACGAGCCCGATGTTGCTGCTGTCGCCGGCCATGAGCTGCACGTGCGTGTCGGTCGTGCGCACCACGGTCAGGCTGTCCAGCTGCTCGTCCGTGTAGATCGGAGCGAACGTCGCTCGGATGTCGGCCCGCAGGGTGACTGGAGTACCCACGGCGAGCTTGGAGGCGATGCGGGTTGCCGGCGTGGTCTTGGCCTCGAAGCCGAGCTGGGCGAGCGCCATGAGGCAGTCTTCGAGGGCGCCGAACGACTCCGCCAGCACGTCAAGAGAAGCGGAGAAACGGGCACGCATCTCGATGTCTAGCTTGCGCAGGTCCCATGCTCGCATACGCCCCACGTGGGCAAGGATCCGAGGCTTCAGGTTCGAGTTGACGTCCATCTCCACCAGCAGGCTCGGGCGCGCTGGGACGGCTACCGAAGTCGCTGACGGCTCAATCACCAGCATTTCCTCTGCCGTGTCGCCGTCGCCTTCTGCCTTTGGCACAGGCAGGTTAGCCACCTCTTCAAGCGACATCGACTTACCTTGGGAATTCTGAATTTTCATCGTTCACTCCTTTGCTTTCTAGGTACTGTTTTCGTAGCTCTGCACCTTGCTCGTCCAGAAACTTCCTCACTTGGTCTCTCACCCACCCCTTGAACCGACCCCACGTCAGACTGTGAATGCTGGTGTGGCAGTCAACGCACAGGGGGGCCACCCGGTGGTCGTGCGCCCTCATCGCCATGCCTACGTTGTGGCGGGGATGATGAGGTGGCCCGCTCATGTTCCTGCAACCTGGAGCGCAGCATCGCCCGGAACCGACCCACCTCACGTAACGCTCGTCTTCACCGGCCAAGACTTCCTCGCTATCTCGTCGCAGCTCGTCTTCACTCCGCGCTCCGTTCGCTTCAGACACGTGCACTCACCGACCGGCTTTCGTCTCTCAACCTTCCAGATTGCAAGCCGTAGAGCACACAATGGACTTACCCCAATTCCTCGCAATTTGACAGTGGTTTCAAGCATTGCAGTCAGCCTTTTCTCGTCGCCAGAATCCTTCGTCGACGGCTTGGTGGTAGAGTTGCAGTTTGATTTCGTGCCACGCTCCGAATAGCCGGGAAGGCCGTGCTTTACTCCGTACCGGCTAGGCATCGCCCGCACGACCGTCGGCCGTCCTTGTCTACGATTTCGACGACCTTCTCTTGTCCGCACTCGTCGCAGCCGCGCTTGCCCTTGGTCGCTTGGATTGCGAGCATCATGAGCGCTTCCCACTTTGCCAGCGCCTCGCGTGCCCCAGCCCGGCCCGTCTGCGCGTAAGCCTCGGTGGCTTCGTTGGCCTCCTTCTCGGCGCGGTCTATCTCTGGCGTTGAGAGGTTGGTTCCGGTGGGCCAGTCAGAGCCGGCAGCTGCGAATAGTCGCTTAAAGGCTTCCGCCCAGGCTCGTTTGCTCAGCTCGCGTCGCTGGTTCTGCTTTTCGTTTGCGTCAGCCATCTTCACCGGCACTCCTTTCTCGATTCAAAATCCTGTCCACCACTTCGGCGCTCGGGCGACCTCCTGCCTGCTGCACTTCCCAGCACAGATCGGCGGCCTGCTGCCAGCGCAGCTTGGACCCGTCGATGCCAGCGCGTCCGAGCTTCACGACCTGACTGTAGTTTGCAAGCCCTTCTGCTTTCCGATTCTGGCAGGCCCCTATTAGGCGCATCGCCTGCGTCTTGGTGCAGTCCTTTGGAACGTCGATGCCCATGCTCCGCATGTAGCCGACCTGCTTGTCTGTTGCGATAGCACCGCCAAACCTGTCTCCCCAGTCGTCAGACTTGGTGCGCTTGATGCCTAGTACATCGAACGGCGAGAAGTCGCGCGTGCTGTACTTCGTGGTCGCCTTGAGGCGAGCCCGCTTCGCCGATTCGTCTGCTCTGCGCTTCTCGGCCTCGGCGTGGGCAACGGCCAGCGCTTCGTCTGCTCGCATGCCAGGCTTGGCCTGGACGAGCTTCTTGGCGGCCTCTACCTCGTCCTCGTCGTATCGCCCTCCGAGGATGTCCACCGCGCTAGAGAGTCGGTGCTTGCCGCTGTTGCCTGTGAACTCGAGCACGAGGCAATCGCTCTTGCCGGCTGCGATGGCCTGCCGCCGCCCTTCCACGGTCTCGAGGTCGAATCCGCTGGCGTAGACGGGGCGCAGGCCACGCCCGACGATCTGCGCGTGCAGGCTACGGCTCTTCGTTGGGCGCGCCTGGGCGATGCAGCTCACGGGCGGGCAGTCGAAGCCCTCGGTTGCGATCCCGCAGTTGACCAGGCGCTGGAAGTCGCCGCGCTCGAACCCTGCAAGAATCTGCCGGCGCGTATCGATGGGAGTCTTTCCGTTCACGTCACGGGCGGTGTTCGGCTGGTAGCGGTTGAAGATCTCAGCCAGCCTTGTGGCGTTGTCCACGCTGGTCGTGTAGACGATGGTCTTCCTGTCGCCGGCCTGCTCGATGGTCGCATTGACGACGCCGTGAAGCGCCTCCTCGACGGCCATGGCAGCATCCAGGTCGCCCTGGTTCAGGTCGCCGGCCGTGGTCCTGCACGATGCCAGCTTGATGGCGTCGATGAACACCTGGCGCACGCGGATGGGCACCAGCCATGCGTCGTTGATGGCGTCCTCGATTTCGTAGACGAATGCCACCGACTCGAACACCTGGCCCATGGCCTTTTCGTCCGCCCGGTCGGGAGTGGCCGTGACCCCGAGCAGCTTCGCGGATCCGAAGTGCTCGAAGACGCGCTTGTAGCTCGGCGATGGACCGTGATGGCAGTTGTGGACTAAGGTGCCGTTGGCGAAGTAGGTATGAGAGCCCTCAACTTCGAGATTGTAGACGACAGTTCCTCCAGCGCCTGCCGGTTCGACACTCTCAGCACTATCCACCCTAACCCACGTAAGAAGGCGTCCTTTTTCGCATCCTGGGCCTTCCTCGCAAGTGAAGTATGGGAGAAGCCGTCCACCTCCACTCCCACCTTGAGAGATGGGTTTGCCACGTCGATCTTGTAGCAACTCGGATACCCTGACACCCGAGGCATGTTCGTCCGAACAACCACCTGCATTGGCCACCCAAAGGCGTTTGCCACCGCCTCTTCTGCCTTTGTCGCCCCGCAGCCGTTTCCACCACGAACGGATGGCTTGTGTCCAATTCGCTTTAGGGTTGCCTTCATCCGTTTCAGGTTGTCGTCCCTGTGCATTGGGTTGCGCGTCTTCATTCTGGCGCTCGCGTGGACCGTGTTCGTCTTCGCCATCGTGAGCGAGGATAGCTTGTTCTTGCACTCCGGCTTTTTGCATAGCTTCGGTGGGCGATTGACATTCCAGAGAGTTCCGGTGAACGGCTCCCCACACACACAGCAAGTCCCCTGGTACAACCGATTGAGCTTCGACATATCCACGTCCTTTCACGAAATACGGATGATTGTTGGTCGATACTGTCTCGGTCGCACCATACCGCAATTTCGTGAGAGAGTGTGATTTTTTTACGAACCTGCGAACAACTTTCCTTCGGACTAAGTCTCCGCTGGAGTGGTCAACGGACCAGACCCAGTCACCTTCGCGAAAGTCCTCAATCGGGAATCCGTCTACGAGCGTCCCGGCCGGGAAGCACTCGTCGCAGATTACAAGCCCAAAGGTGTCCTTCTTCCAGCTCGCAAGCCGGTTAGGCTGGCAGAGCGTCTGGATGCTGCCCACGACGATGCGCTCAAGCCCTGCCCGCGCTTCCGCCTGCTCGAGACCTACCAGTTCACCAGTCTCCTTGGCGATGCGCTGGCGGGCCTGCTGTAGCAGCTCGTCTCTGTGGGCAAGTACGAGTACGCGTCCGCTCAGCTCGCGAGCGTAGGCACGCTCAGGCCATCCGTGGGCGATGCGCGAGAAGATGAACGTCTTGCCGCTGCCGGTGGGAAGCACGAGCAGGGTGCTCCGGTTGTCCGCAAGCTGCTTCTCGACGCCTGCGAACGCCTCTTCCTGGTACGTCCGCGCCTTGAGCCCGGACGGGTTCGGTAACGGAATGTTACTTATTTGCGTCTCGCGTCGCACTGGTGCGGCGTCGAATAATCCTAGCTGCACGTGACAACTTCCTCCCCGCCATCTCCCGGCACAATGGCCGATCCATCACACTCACGCATGGTCATCAGGTTGGCGATGTTCTCCGCACCCGAGATCGTGACCTCGACGATCTTTGCCCGTGAGCCATTGGCCCGCACGCACAGGCGCATGCCTTCCCCGTCATCGCCACCGTAGCAGCGCACGAGTGATACCCATACGTTCATCTTCATCGGCGTGGCCTCCACTTGTCTTGCGCTGGCTTCCTGGCTGGGAACGGAGAGACCACCTTCTCTCGCTTGCTCGGTGGCGTGTAGAGCGTCGCCAGCTTGGCGATCTCCTCTGCCGACAGAGTTCGGACTTGTGAAGGCTCACGCATGGTCTGGTTGTGGCTCTCTTCAGATACGGCTCGTACTGGCATTGTCATTGTGTTCTCCGTTACACTTTGTAAAGCGTGAAACTTCATCAAGACAAAGTCCTGCCCGTCTCCGGATCCGGTCTCGGAGCTTCTAGGTGCTTCTTATGACGTCCTTGGTCGTAGTGGAGTCTGGCGTCTACGTGTCTAACCTGGAAACCGGCAGTGCGTGGCGTTCCACTTCGTGCCAGGTCGTTGACCGCCCTTATGAGCTTGCGTCTTCTCGCGTGCTCATGTCCCTTCCAGAACGACCCTCGGATTGATGTTGGCGGATTCCGCCTGCGGTCTTTTCCCGCAGACGGTGCCAATGGCGTTGGTATCTTTTGGGAGAGCGAGTCTCCAAGCCGTGACGGCTGAGACGATAGCTTCGATTCGGTTGATGGAATACCTTGTGGCGCGCTCGCGGTCGAACCATTCAGGCGTGTCGAGAGATAGCATCTTGATACGCAGTCGGTGCTCTGCAAGCTTCCGTTGCATCCTGCGCTTCTGCGTCTTGCGATTCTTCTTCGCAGGATGTATCGTGACCTCAGTTTTCTCCACAAAGGAAACCCTACAGCGGCCCACCGACGCGAGTCAAGTGGGCCGTTTGTGTTTCTGGCGCCCATCACTTCACCTTGTGCAGCGGCGTCCATTCGCCATCGACGTACACCCCGGAGCCATTTCCAGTCAGCAGCAGGTCTTCCGGCACGTTGGCCATCTCGCGCTCTCGCAGCCATCCGCGCCCACGGCAGGCCAGGCATCCCTTGCGCAACGACGTGAGCTTGCAGTGCGGGCAGACGCTAGCTGGCATCTTCGAGCGGGCCATGGCCGCCGCCGTGTGAATGGCCTCGTAGAGAAGCGAGTAGGTGTTGTACCCGACGCTCGTGTGTCGCTTGCAGTCGCCTTGCAGCTTTACCAGCGACTTCTCGACGGATTCTAGGAACTGCGCCTCGACCCATGCGTCGGCTTGCACCTCTGACGGGACCAGGAGTCCCATGGTGTCGAGGCAGCCGGACGGGTCCTCGTGACCTCCATCGTCGTCCTCGTGGCGGGATCGGTAGTCGGCCTGCTTGACGGCCGACTCGGTTCTCCCGGTGATAGCTGCCACCTTTGCCACTGCGGCAGCCTTGCCTGTGCTCGGTCGGCCAGGGCCTCGTCGAGGCTCCATCCCTAGCACAGCAGGGTCTACCGGCTTACCGAAGATCTGCTCCATGAGTTCTTCTACGATGGTTGGTTGCGCCATAGGCTCGTCCTCGACGTCTGGAAACGTCTGCTCGGGCGTTGGGTGAAGAAGCTCTACCAGTCTGGCAGTCTCGGCATCGGTGGCCGTCCTGCGCTTCACCTGCTCGACCAGGCACGCGGCCTCAAGCTCTTCTGGCGTTCCTTCGAGCAGCAGGGCGTCGACCTCCTTGAGCTTAGCGTTGAGCGCAGCGGCGAACCTGTGGCGACCTCCTAGCAGCTTCCACGTGCCCCATTCGAGGATGATGGGATCCGCCGGCTTACCGCCCGTGGTGGCCAGCGACTCGGCCAGCTCCAGCGTGTGGCGCTCGCGGCGGATTTTCTCGATGTCACCGGGAGCCTTGACCTTCGATGTCGGGATGGTCTTGTATCCGTGGTGGGTAATCACTTGGCACTCTCCATCCAAGGGCAGGAGGCCAGCTCGCGAAGATCGGCGAGCTGCTGATCTCGTTCGGCGTCCCTGGCGGCGACCCTGGCGACCCTGGCGACCCTGGCGTCCCTGGCGGCGTCACAGGCGGCGGCCCAGGCGGCGTCACAGGCGGCCCTGGCTGCCCTGGCGGCCCTGGCGGCGGCCCTGGCGTCCCTGGCGTCCCTGGCGTCACTGGCGGCCCAGGCGGCGTCCCAGGCGGCGTCAC